AATCATAAAGATTATCCTCAAAGGAGAGAAACGATGGACATTGAGCGGTTAAGGGAAGAACTTGTGATTGATGAGGGTATCAAGCATGAGGTGTATCTCTGTTCACTTGGACACAAAACGATGGGAATCGGAAGATTGATTACCAAGGACATGGATGAGTGGGACTTAGAAGTAGGAGACCCTGTCACCCCAGAGCGTGTTGCTGAGTGCTTCGCAGAGGATGTAAAGAACTGCATCTCCGACTGCCGCAACATCTTCAAGGACTTCGATGCCATGCCTGAGATAGCACAAAGATGCTTCGCAAACATGTGCTTTCAATTAGGTGCGCCAACCTTCAAAAAATTTCGTAAGGCAATCCGATTCGCAGAGGAAGGTGATTGGCAGTCCTGTGGCGAGGAAGTTTTGCGTTCGCGTTGGGCTAAACAAACTCCAAATCGCGCCAAGCGAATCTCCGATAAACTTGTCATACTATCTGTGCCGTCCTGACGTGTCAGGATATGACAAAATCATACAAAGTGGGTGTAACCTATTGAAATCATTAGGAAGTTGTGGCGGGAGTGACGCCATTAAAACCTAATATATTCAGTAGGTTACAACCAATTGTATGACTATTGTATGACACGCACCTTAGGATTACCAATAAGGCTTGAACCAACCTCGGATGACTTGTGCATAAAGTCCGGTTGGAACTTCGCGTAGTGGTCCTGAGTAATTTTTGTATTTTTGTGACCGAGGTATGACGACACCTCATATATAGGCACACCAGCCTTGACCATGTGAACGGCACAGGTGTGACGTAGCGCATGTGGGCTACAATCTTTCAGACCAGCACGGTCTACTGCTTTGCGGAACTCGTTATATACACTGGTCAATGGGCGTCCGTTTTTCTCTACCAGATATCCGCTCTGACTTTTTTCTATTGCGTCCATCAGGTAGGGGCGCAGACCAGTCGGCATCTTTATGACAGAGCGTGGCTTGTGACGACCCTGTATAGTCGGGTCGCGGAAGTCGATAATGTTGTCATTAAACAGCACCCGGTCAGAGGTCAGCCCTAGTATAGCACCGCTACGCGCAGCCGTCGAAACAGCTATCAGTGTCCACAGCCTTAGATGATATGACTGACAGGCATCAAGGAGATGGTCTATCTCTTCTTGCGTTAGGTATCGGTCGCGCACACCACTTCCTACTTTGTAGAATTTGAATGGTGTCCACTCAATCAGTTCTTCCTGAACACAGTAGTTCAAAGCCGCGCTAAGAACGTCAAGTTCGCGTGACGCTGTCTGGGGTTTTACCCCCCGTGAACGGATATACTGCTTTGTGTCTTGGCGTGTCAGGTCCGCGACCCTGATGTCTCCCAAATGTGTAAGGAGTTGCCTTACAATACTGTTATGACGCTTCATGTTGTGGTGAGATGTGTTCCTCGCCAAAAGTTCGGTAGTATATTCTTGAAGAACTTCCGACATCCGTGAGAAGGCTACGCTCTCGCCGCTTGCCTCTCCATCGACAAACCCTTTAAATTTTTCCGCTGCTTTCTGCGGGTCATTTGTCCCAAGCGATACCCACTTTTGTATGGTTCGCCACTTGCCGTGGCGCATGGTTCGCTCGTTCCATGTGGCCTCAAACTTTCGTCCCTGTCTTTGTACGAGTCTGTACTGCATCGCATATCTCCTTCCTCATATTTGTGAACGCTACGCATACAAATTCTGACTGAACGACCTATTTTATAGGCTGTCAACCTCTCACTTTTGACAAGGCGTTCAACAGTGCGGCGAGAAACGCCCCACCTCTCCTCTAATTCCTTTATACTAATGACATATCGCTCCACAACTTCACCTCTAACTGACATAATAAACTCTATTTATGACTGTCTCTGTTTAAGAGATTGTCTAAACTCATTTACGAGATTATCCATCTCATATCTCACGGCATCATTTCCCACAGCAGCCAACTCAGACCGGCTACCAATACCAAGAAAAGTTCTAAGTGCATTAGCCGTCTCCTGTTCCGGCACACCAAATCCCCAAGCATAAAATCCATCTTCACCCGCGCGCCGTTCCATATATTTCTGAAACTTGTCGTCCTTACAAAGCATGACTGACCGCTGAATGTATCTTTTAGAGGGGCTGTCCTGCTGCTCAATGTACTCTGGATTATCGTAGTCCATTGCCTTGAGTCCGATAGCAAGAGGCAGACCTGTCGGTGCGAACACAAGCCAGTCCGCAGCACCAAACTCCTGAACCGTCAGTGTCAGTTGCCACAGTCCATCGGTCGTCTGCCTGATGGCATGCTTCTTTGCTTCAAAGCCGCTGACATCTAGGAAGGCTTGCTTCGGTACAGGCTTCATTCCAACTCCTCATAATACACTGCGCGATAAGCCTCGCGGATAAGGTGGGCAACAGACACCTGCCTACCCAACCTCTTGGACTCATCGAAGGATATCTTGGCCAAGACCTCCCAGTCACTGACTGGCATGAGCAAGTTATAGGTCTTTGTCTGCTTCGCTAATTCTGGGCGTCCCATTTGTTTCACTCCACAAATCTTGGGCCACCTGCATTGCGTCTATTCCCTCAAACACCCAGAACAGGCGTTCACCTTCCTTAGTCGTATGCAGTCTGTGATGACACTCCCCACAAAGAGGGACGGTCCACTGGTCACCTACCTTCTGACCAAAGCCTCGCGGCTCTGCGAACTGAATGTGATGAGCGTGACATGGTGGACCCTTCCCACAAACTAGGCAGGACAGTTTCCTGACCCTGCCTAGATGCGGAGGAAGCCTTACTTTCTGTATCTCAGAACGGAATCTCATCATCCATTGACTGGTTAGTCGCTGCCGTTTGGATAGGCGGAGGCGCGCTAGGATTTCCCTGCGGTTGTGGAATGCTCAAAGACAATGACATATAGGGTTGCCCTGCCTGAGACTTCTTCATCCATCCTGCCAGCCGATACTTCTGACCCTCGACTTCGCAATCACCCGTATAGTCGGGCTGGTTTTCTCTCTCCTTGCGGTCATTCTTAAACAGTCGACCCCTAAGGTTATTGTCATACTCAGCCATTAACTTTCCTTTCCATGTACTGGCAATGCATCTCTCAGCTTTTGCATAGCTGACCTCAAATCCTGATACTCAGTCTCTGATTTTGACTTGAGACCTTCAAAGAAATCCCTCTCCTGTATCAGCAATTCATTTAACTCGACCTTAGTGGTGCAAGCCTTTGCTCTCTTCGCAAATTCCTCTGCCGTCATAGCAACCTTTGCCTTCTTGCTGTTTGGCCTAAGTTCAACAACCTTCTCTGCACTCTTTGCAAAACCTATCTCTTCGACAGACGCCATCTGCCCACCATGCAATCCTAGCAACCCAAGCATTCTTCCTGCCGCGCTCGTCTCTGCATTCTCGACGGCGCTGGTTTTATTAACGGAAGAGGCATCGCGATATTCTTCAGCAGTGCCGACAGATTTTACACCCTTCATCTGCACGATTTCATTGCCGTCTTCGTTAATGATTATATCGACCTCTTCGGCCAAGTAAGAACGAGCGACAACCCTGTCCTCAAAAACATCAAGGCGTGTGAACATTGAACATAGGGAGTCTATGTCAGCCCGTTCAAACTCTCTGCGAAAAACCTCGACCCTCAATGGAACGGTGGAATACTCTTTGCCCCTGATGTTTTCCTTGCCAGTGGTGCTTGAGGACAAAATCTTTTGCAGATTAGATATCTTATTAGACACTGTTCATTAACTCCGTCATGAATACCTCTGACTGATATTGTTTGCAGAAAGCAGAGACATCACAAAACCTCTGACATCTAACTGGCTCTGACTTTCTTTTCTCTACCCTGACTGCCGTCTTGGTCTTGTAGGAAAGTGCCTCGTCCTCATTCAGAAACAGTCGGAGTGTCTTACCTGTCTTTTCGGATACAACTGCATACTTAGGTGGAGACATCCACCTCTCTTCGTCTGTGCAGAACGGCAACTCTTCTCCAAAGTGGAGACTAAGCCGTTGCTTGACATATTCCTCTGCCTCTTCTTCAGGCCAAAGTTTCATCTCAAATGTGGGGAACATAGTTTCTGGGTATGAGCCTGACACTCTTTTGTCAGACCAGTCCCGTATTACGGCGCTGATGAACAGTCGGAGCGGCTGCATATCATTTTGCCTAAGAAGGAATGCATATATATTGAGTTGACGTTCAAACTCTACGAGGTCTGTTTGAGCCTTCCATGCTGGCATGACCTTGTAGTCCCAGATATTGACACCGCCAATGTCTGGTTGAATGGCGTCGATGGCACCCGACACAACCTTATCATCTACCTGCGCGTAAAAACGCCGCTCGGTAATCCAATTGTCAGGAGCATACATCTCCATGTGATGATGCCAAGCGTCACCCAGCTTGGCAAACCCACGCGACAGCTTATCATATTCAATCTGGTCTCTGAACTCACGCTTCAAACGATGGACGCGAGGTGAATCCTTCAATGCGGTCGCGCTAATATCTGTCGGTATTGCACCGGCATCATAGCCGTCAGCTTCTAGATACCGCTCCAAAGAGGCTGGCATGAATGTCCTGTTCAATCTCATACAGGAAACATGCCAGCCAATTTACCTGAAGTCAACAATTTATGAGATGCATTACTCTAAAATTGCAACGTGCAATCTCAATTAGAAGTCCATTGCCCTGCGAATAAGACGGCCATTAACTTCGAAGTTGCCATCTAAGTGAACGCGCTTATCAGACATAAGAACGTCATCCGAAACATTGATGTCGTCAGTACCCGAAATCCTCTCACACCATCTTACATATGTTCTGCCATCGACCACGATATGGTAGACACCTTTCATGCTGACCTCGCTTACAGTGGTAAAAAATCCAGTCACATGCTGTGAGTCTTGCATTGCGTCACATTGCGAACCCATTACAATAACGCAGTAAGGGTCTTTTGCAGCAGACACTCTGGGGGTCGACGCTCTGTGACAAACGATGTTGCCGGTCGGTTCTGTAGGACGTGCCTCACCTTCAACTAACTCCCAATATGGAAGTATCTTATAATCTGACAGGTCAACGTCCTTCTTAGGCTGGTTCTGCACAGAAGATAATCCAAACAGGAAGTCCAGATTGACTGATAGCTTGTCACCGATATCGTGAATTAGCTTAAGGTCTGGGTGAGTGGGACCAACAACAACGTGATTGAACGTGCGCGCATCCATGCCAACCAATCGCGCTG